AACTGTACCATCTGCATTCATTCCACCTTTGATCATCAAGTCAGCACGGCTAGAGATAGAATAATGTACGTGAGCTTCAGCACCACCAACAAAGTTATAGAATTCACGGAATCCTGTTCTTGTTGTAATGTCAGAGAATCTTTCACCATACTCACCTCTTGCAGAACCTTTACGGAATACTTTAGTACCATTAGCTAAATACTTGTTATCTAAGTATTTGTAGTTCTCATTGTTAACCAACTGTACTGTATAGATATAAGCATCACCAAGTGGTAAGATATCTTCAGAAGGAACTACATATAACTCAGCTCCGTTGTATTTGTCATATGTAAAGATATCACCATGACCAAACTCACGTCTGCTTAACTTGATACGGAAGGTTGTACCTTCAATACCTTTAAAGTTGTTATCTGGTTCAATATCCTCAACAATGTAAGGTAAGTCTACAGACACTGGAGTCTGCCACTTATACTCACCACGAGCATTATCAACCATGATTACATTCTTGCCACCAAATGAAGACATTTGATAAAGTGGCATTTCAACTTTCTGAGCCATAGCCCATAAGTCTACTGGACCTAAATCCATAGGTTCAGCATCTTTCAGCATGTTAACCAAGTGGTATGAATCCACATGGGAACTTGCCTGATACGAGGTATCCCGGAGGAATATACCATTGTTTAAAACTGGAGTTGCCATTTTTATTATTTATTTAATTGTTACTATTTAAAATCTTCTAAACATATTAGTAGGTCTAGAAATTGTTTTTTGAGAAGGTTTACTTGATCTTGTACTAGTCTCTTCTTGAATAATTGAGTTAGTACTTTTTCTACCTTCTTCTGTTTTTAATTGTCTTACTGTTTTTTCTACAGCAGCTTTAGTGCCTTGATCTTTAATCTTAGCTTTATAACCAGTAGGATCAGCCAATAACCAAAGTGCTTCTGCAATAAGGTCATGTCTTGGTTCTACAAATTGATACTTCTCTAATAAGTGTCCTAACATATTTGTAGGTTTTCCTGATATAGATGGATAGTTAGGTTGTACTAAACCTGAATATAACATGTTCTGTACTTTCTTATCTAACTTAACACCGTCTAGTTCTCCAGTTACAAGTGTGTTATATACATTATCTGTATATGCTTTTGCGGCTTCAGCTTGTTGTTCTTTTCTTGCTTCTTGTTCTGCTAGTTGTCTTGCAACAATTTCTTCTTGCATTCTATCTAACTTAGGTTTGAACTGGTTAGCTTTTTGTTCTAATTTACCAAGGTCTGCCCAATCTTCAACTTCTGCTTCAATTTCTTCTACTGTTCCAAAGTTTGTAGCATAAAGATATTGTCTTGCAATTTCTGCTTGATCATTTTCATCTGCTGGATCAAGTTGTCTCATTTCTTCTACATAAGCAAGAGTTCTAAAAAGACCTTTTAAATCTTGACCACCATCTGCAACATATTTAGCTGCATACTGTAGTTCTTCAGGAAGAGAATTAAAAAACTCTTTAGGAGTATTTTTTTTAATTTTTTCTTCTCTCTCTTTAAAGTTAGCTTCTAATAATTCTCTGAAATCTTTAGTAGTATATTCTTCTAATGGTTTTTCATCATCAAATGGTATTAACTCACCATCTTCAATCATTTTAGTAGCAAGTTCATGTAAACCAGATTTATCAATCTTTGGTCTACCTTTATTACCTGCTTCTTCTTCTTGAACAATTAAGCCTTCTAATTCAGCAATAGTTTCTTCTACTTCTTGCTTCTTTTCTGCTTCTTCTTCTTTTTCTTCTTTAGTAGCTGCTGGTTTGTCAAAGAACGTAAGATCTGTAGTTTCTTTAGTAAACATAGATTTTGGTTTCTCATCTGCAGGTAACATAATATTATCTGCACCTGGATTACCAAATATCTCATCAATATTTACATCTACCTGGTCTACCGTTGTAGACTCTTGTACCTCATTGAGGTTTTTGGTTTCTTCACTCATTTTTGTTGGTTTTAATTTATAATTCAATATACTAAATAAACTTGATAAATTTAAAAGTTAATTACAACTTTTTCTGCATATATAGCTAACTAGATTTCTTTTTATCTTTTGAGTCTTTATCAAATTTGTTTTTATTAACTCTAGCTATTTCTAATTGTTTGTCTGCTATGTTTTGTTGCACTTGTAATTTTCTTTCTTCTAAGTTCATTTTCTGAGTATGTCTAATATTTTCATTAGATTGTTTTTCTCTTTGAAGATTACTTTGTTCTCTATATTGTTCAGTTTGTCTGATTTCTTTCATAGCATCTTGGTAATCATTTTCTTTATTTTGATTTATATCTACCATTGATCCCATACCCGCGGCTCTGATTTCAGCAACAAGAATATCTCTTTGTCTATTTTTTTCAGCTTCTAAAGCTTCAGCATCAAGTTTAAGTTTTTGTTGTTCAGCTTGAGCTTGCAATTGTTGTTCTTGCATTTGCTGTTGTTGTTGCATTTCAGCTTGTTTTTGTTCTTGTTGTTTTGCTTCAGAACTTTTTAATGTATTGTTTAACTCAGCAATTGAATCTGACTGAACTATTTTACCTAAGTCATAAACAGAAGCTCCAGTAGTATTATTCTGCATTGCCATTTGTTTTAACTGTTCTAGAACAGATCTATGATTTGCATTAGTACTACAGAAGATGTTTAAATCTCTCATTAATAAATCTGTACCATTTATTTGGAAGTTTACTTTTTCATCAGCTGTTGATGTATATGTTAATCTAGTAGATGGTTTTGTAGAGTTGTAATACTGAGCTAAGTCTGTTCTCATTTGATGCACTCTAGGCATTAAGTAATCACAGTGTTGAATAAAGAATACTTCTGTCTGTGCATAAGAGGCTGCAGCAGCTTGTTCTACTCCTGTAGCAGTCATCTGAGCAACTTGTTGACCCATTCTTTGTGGATTAACACCAATTACTTCATATGCCTGTTGTTTAAAATGATTAGCTAATTGTACTCTTGACATTAATCTTTCTGTCTGAGAAAGATCTAATTTCTGGAAATGATTAAAGTTTAATGCATTCTCTGTATTAGTGATAGATGTATCTAATGGTAACATCTGAAAATTCTTCATTGCTACATAAGCTTTAGCATAATTACCTTTACCCCAGTCTTCTCCTAATGAATGTCTAGGAAGAGAATTTTGATCAAGCATGATTACTGTACCAAGTTCATCTACTAATATATCAGCAATCTGATTATTAACAATATTATACCCAATCTGGTATGGTTTCATTAAATCAATTAATGCTGTAGATTTTGTATTTCTATCTGAAAATACAGATCCTTCTACTGGAAGTTTACAACCATAAAGAGAATTATCTCCTTTAAATTGGAATCTTAAAGGACCAATATGATTTTTATCTATACCTAAATACAATGGAGAGAAGCCTCCTGGATTATTCATACCCCAGAAACTTGGAATATTTGGTCCAATTTTAACACCACCCCATACTTCATTAATCCAAATCCAATCTATATGTTCTCCATATATAACATTGTCTTTGGTTCTATTTTTCATTAATCTTGTGTCATATATAGGATTATCCATAACTTTATAATCTTCAGTTACTATCTCAGTAATAACTTCACCATTATCGGCTACTTTAGTTAAGTGCCCAATTTTTCTTTGAGACTTCCAGTATACCGTAGTAACTCTTAATAAGTAAGTAGTACCTGTATCAATATAATCTTCACCTTCTGACAGAATTTGATTAACAATATCTCCACCATCTAAGACAGAACCATTCATAGCAGATGTATATTGTCTATATGCTAATGAAGGCATATTAGTATTCCATTCATGGGATTTAGTACCATCATAGAATGAACCATCATTTTGATAACCACCAATAGTATAACCAGCAGATCTAACAGGATATATTTGTTCTAAAGCTTCAACTTGATCTTCTGTCATTATATATCCATACTTATCAATTACATCAGCTACAGTCATCATATCTGTTTTACCGACCCAATGTGCTTGTGATATATATCTAGTATCTGGAGACTTGTGATAAAAAGTAACTACTGGATTCCATAACTCTACTTCATAATCATCTTCCATCATACGGAAATGCCAGAACTCTCTATCTGTAATAAGCATATCTCTGAACCCTCTTTCTTCAAGTTCTTCCATACCAAATCTTTCAACATCTACTTTATGTTGATGTGTAGCCCATTGTTCTACCATAGATCTATAATCTTTTTTGTAAAAAGATTCTATTTCAGGAAGACTCTTAAGTTTTTCAGGAGACAATTCTTGTTGTGCTTCTTCTGATTCTGGATCTAAACCTTGTTCTAATAAAGCAGCTGTTATTTTAATTTGTGCATCTGCCATTAAAACTTCTTCTACATCTTTTCTTTTTTGCTCTAGCATTTCATTATATGAAAACTCATCTACAGCTCTGTAAGAAAGTTTTGTACTTCTTTTAGCAAACTCTGCAACAAGAACATTTATTACATTTGGTATAATAGGATAGAACTTTAACTCTAAAGCAGACTGATCTTCTTTAGTAAGTACTTCTACAATATCTCTGTAATCATTATCTTCTTCTACTATATAGTCAGATTTATCTATAATACCTTTTGCAAGTTTATAGTTTTTCATAAGCCTGCGGGCATTTCTACGGATCTGTTTTAAACCATTCCATTCATACCAGTCTAAGTTCCAAGCTGCCCACTCATCATTTTTTTCTTTTCTTGGTAAAAATTGTAATGGTTGGGTAATACTACCCATTCTATTATATTCAGTCTTAGCACCCTTTTTTGCTTGTAAAGCATTTATAACTTGCATAATTTTTTATTTTAAATTTTTAAAGGCTGACCTGTTAGTTCCTTGTGAACCAGCATATCTTGATTTACCCATATGTCTAAACGGACTACTATTTAATTTAAACAAATTTTTAGACTTATCCAAATTTTTAGCAGTATCATCCATTATTGTTACTGTATTAAAACCCCTATTAGCTTGCTGTATTCTCATAAAAGCTACCAAAGCACAAAATGCTACCATTCTATCCACATTCAGTCCATCTGTATAAGCTTGCATTTCTTTAAGTAACATAGGATCCGGAATTCTTTCTATACCATATTTAGTTCTTACAATAGTACCATCTGTTTTAGTTTCTACATCTAATTCTTCTTTAGTATACTCTATAGCATAATTAAGAAGATGTTGTTTAAATAAGACACCTGTATTTTTCCAGCCATACTCTTGAAATACATTAGCATTAGCACCTAAGTCTTTTAAGAACATAATCTGACTTTTAGGTACTAGATATTTTTGTTTTTTTCTAGATATCATGTACTGAATAAAAAGAGATATATTATTCTCTATAACAGCCCATGCATTATACCATTCTATAATTAGTTCTAATCTTTGATGAGTTTTATTAATGTCATCAAATCTACCACACCATGCGGCAACAATTCTATCTTGCTCTATATAAGTTTCTGTTTCTATCCCTGTGTGTTTAGTTACTTGAATTGAAGCTTTCATTATGTATATGGAACACAATGATTCTGAGGTAGTTGTCTTTCCCTCCGAAACTGGATCTATAGAAGCATAATAATGTTTAGCAAACTCTGGATTAGGTATAGGTCTTTCCCATACTACAAGACATCCTGTTTTATCTTCTGTATTTTTAGTAACAGGAAACTCTTTAATAGGTTGTTTATTAGAAGTTTTAACAGCAGGTTTTCCATTTTCATCTGCAAATATATCTAAGAACTCATAAGCATATTCTTTATCTTCTATTCTTCTTTGCTGTGCAGCAAGTAAGTGAGTAGGAAATTTAGATACTGTTCTATTAGCAAATGCTTCTTCAATATTTCTTGGATGCTGAGAAATTCTTAACTGGTAAGTTTCTGGATCTAATTCATTTTTCCAAATATCAAATTGTCTATCTAAAGCTTCTAATGCTTCTTCTACAAGTGAATTACCATAAGTATCAATATGCGGTGGCATAGACCATTGCTCAGGAATAAATAAACCTGATAAACCTATAGTACCTTTATTATCTATTAAATTAGTTTCAACAGCATAGACATCACTATCTTTAGGTTTAAGTATCATTTTCCTTAAAGGCTCACATTGAGATAAGTCACCCACAGATCCTGCAGCAATAAACATCCCTGTAGTAATTAAACCTGATCTCATGGCTGGGCGCATGTACTCATATGTAGTATCCATCTTAGGAGCAATACCAGCCTCTTCATGAAAGAAGTATTTAACTGGACCCCCTACACCATTTGTAGGATCTTTTTCAAAAGACATACCTTGCATGGTACCTTTTAAACCCACTTCTGTTTTTCTGTCTCCTTTTCTTACTTCAATCTTCTGCTGCCACATTAAGACTTTGTCTGGAGACATTGGACGGTACCATGCAGTATGTTCATTAAGGAATGCAGCATATTCCGATAAAAACTTCCAAGAACCTTTTTCATTAATATAATCTTTAAGGCTAGCTCCCATCTTTAGAGTTACTCCTGGTTCAAACCAAAGTTGATTTAGTAACTTAGATATATGAAAATAAGAAGATGCTATCTGACGTTTCTTTAAGATAGCAACATGTTTGTAATTTAGTTCAGCAAGTAGCTCATATAAAGCCATATGATACTGAGCATCCCTTATTTTAGCAAAATCAAACTTTTGTTGTTCTTTATCAAAGATAGGTAAGAAGTTTAACCACATGTAATAGTCTCTAGTTATAAACCATTTCTTATCACCATTTATATAGAAGACTCCTTTTCTACATTTGTTTTTTTGATCATCCCAGTAATTAATAAAATCTTTAGATTTAAAGGGAGCTAAACAATATACATTGTTAGCCCTAAATAAAGTAGATTGTTCATTAAATAAATAACTAGTTTCATCAAATTCATACTTACCTGGTTCAGCAAATATTTCTTCTATAGATCTAGAAAATTCTTCTCTAGAATCAAATGATACTGTAGTCCAAGTACCATTATCCCAACAGGGTATATCTTGATAGATTTCACTCATGATTCAATTCTTTTATAATGAAACCAATTAGGAACTTTATTTCTACCATTTAAGTAAGCTCTAATAGTACTAAATGGTTTATTTAAATGTTCTGATAATTCTTTACCTGAACCAAAAGTTAAGTTTGATTTAGTACATATAACTGTTTTAGCATTATAATGATTACCACCCGACATACTAAATTTTATTTTATTTTTAGTTTCTTCTGATATTGCTTTACCTAATTTAGACTCTTTAATTTTTAACTTAGATTCTTTTGAATGAGTTTTTCCTAAAAAAGTCTGTCTTCCTTTTGCTTTAATACTAATTTTTAACTTACTTTCATCTGAATGAGTTTTACCAAAAAAATGATTATTAGAACCTATAGTATTTTTAATGTATTCTTTTCTAATTGCACAATAAGTTTTAGCTGAAGGTTTATATCTTACATTTTTTTTTACATTACACATATTCCATAGTGCTTTATGCATTGCTGGAGAATTAGGATATATATTAACAAGAAGTAAATGAGCTATGTAATGTTCTTTTGGAGTTAATAATACAATATTAGGATGATTAATATTTCTACAGTCACCTTCTCCCCCAAAAGATTTTGGTTTTATATGATGAGCTTCATAGTAAACAGTATCAGATTTTTTTCTATCTTCTAATTTTGTTTTAGTTATTAGCTTTTGATATATGTTTTTATAGTTCATAAGTATTTGATTAATAATTAGTTAAGAGTCATACGAAAGCCCAATGCCTCCGCGTACTTTACTAGACTGTTCATCTTGTAGATCTTTGTACACACCTTTAAATGATTGTCTAATACCATCAAAGTCTTTTGCTAATGCTCTTATCTGAGCTATGTTACCATCTTTACCATCTGTAATTTGTGCAGTAGATAAGTAATTAGATATTCTGTCAAGTGCTTTTTGCATACCACCATAGGCTCTGGATGTTGGAGTTTCATATAGTTTTTCACAGAACTTAAGAGCATTAAATATATCCTCATCTTCTGTTGAGAATTCTCCATCTATTTCTCTCATAATCAGTAATTCTTTTTCTATCTGTGGTGTATGAAAGAAAGGATTCATATCTGGATCAGGGCATGTCATGTAAAACAAGTACTGGTATATTTTTAGATAATCATCCGGATAGTTATCCATTAAATCTTTTAGAGATTTAAGTGTATAACAATGTTCAGTTGGAACTACTGTTCTATTCTGTACATCAAATAGTTTAATCAGCATCTTTATTTCTTTTTAATGTTTTGTTTGTTCTCATGAAGGTAATGAATAATAGCATGTACTTCCTCTACTAAATAAGGTATTGCCATAGGTATTACTTCTTTTACTATAGGATCACCATTACTATCTAATTTTGCAATTGGATAACCCCATTGATCTTCCCTGTCTACTTCAAATGTTATATGATGAATATAAATGCTTCCTGGTTTTAATTTAGGATTATGCTTTAATATAATATACATATAAATACTGAGTTGTAAAGCATAGTGATAAAAGTTACAGTCATCTAAGTTATTTACTGGATGAGCCATTTTTTCAGACACTCCTTCCCAGTTAACATAAGATTCTTTCTTTATCTCTTTATTAGTTTTGTAATCAATAATATTTACTTTACCATTAACTACTTCTACTAAATCTGATTGTCCACAGATGCCTGCAGACTTAAGATAAACCATATGTTCTGGATATATACCTGGTTCTAGTTTTTGACTAGGAGCAAACTTAATTCCATTTACAGTAGTTTCTCCAGGAGGAAATACCGGTATAGTTACACCATCTCTTTCCATAGAAGATAGAGCACATAAATCTGCTTCTCTTTCATTATGATAGTAAGTACCTAAGTCTGTAGCTCTCTTAGCTTCATTAGTCCAAATCTCTTGTATAGTAATTGGATCAATACCATACCATTTAGATTTCTTATTCTTACTTACTTTTGCTGCTATTTTTTTAGCATCAAAATGTTTTTTAAAATGAGATACAAGTGTGGTTACACTTATCCATTCAATACCTGTATCTTCTATACTTCTATAGCTGTGATCAGATGCGTTAAATATTATGCTCATAATTATGCATTTTCAATTATTGATTCTGCTAATGTTCTTGATGAGTCATCTTCAGCCATTAACATCTTACGGATGTTAGCTACTTCTTCTTGTGTAAACTTACCCTCCATACCTAGTATTTTTAATCTTAAACACTTATTATCAAACTCTAACTTAGTCATTCTTTGCTCAAGTAAAGCAAGTGAAGTAAAAGGATCTATATGAGTATCAGTGTTAATTTGACTAAAAATGCCACTACCACTACTTGGAATAGTATTAATTACTTGAGTTGGATCATTTACAACTACACCTTGCATTTGTTGTTGTCTCATCATATTTATTACATGTAGTGCATCAAGTGGTGTTCTTGACATAATATTAATCTTTAAGGTTATCTAATTCATCTTCTTCATCTTCAGTACAAACAGCTTTCCATTTACCTAATGGGCAATCTGCAGACAGAGCTCTAGTTTTAAATGTTAATGAGCAACCACACTCATTACAACAGGGAGCTGTACCTGGTACTGCACAATCATCACCTTTTGAATTACAGTCATCACAAACTTCTTTTCTAAGTTTTGCTACATCTTCAATAAATTCATCTCTGATAATAGAATTTTTAATTCCTTCAACAATCCCTTTTCTATT